GAAAGAGTATACAGAAGATATCATCCGCAATATGAAAGAAATGTGGGATGATGCAGACGCATCAATCAGACAGCAGATGAAAACTGACTTGACACGTTTCATACAGCAGATGAATTGAATATGAAATGAATTTTGCCCTTGTTACAGGAATGTAGCAGGGGCTTTTTAATTATGAGGGATTACTTATGGAAAACTTAACAGTAAATATTTTAGGAACCGAATACAGAATTGAGACAAGAAAAGTGTCAGAAGATAAATTTCTGAAAGAGAATCATTTTGTAGGCTATTGCGCAGAAGATGAATATTTGATTGTAGTCGCAGACTTAACTGAATCTGAATATTTTTCTAATATAACAGATTCTGAGAGAGAAGTATACAGGAAAAAGATTTTAAGACACGAACTTTTTCACGCGTTTTTGAGCGAATCCGGTTTACAAAGCAGTGCATTACAACCAGAGTGCCCGTGGAGCAAAAACGAAGAAATGGTTGATTGGTTTGCAATTCAATCTCCAAAGATTTTTAAAGTATTCCAAGAACTTGATTTAATTTGAAAAGGATGGTGATAAGCCATGCTAAGACAATTTTATATGAACGGCGACCAATGGAGAGTACAGTTTGTGTCTCCGCACGACAGCGTGTTAATTGACCGTACAGGCAATAGAACGCTCGGGGTATCGGATTATTCCACCCATATTATTTCAATCGCAAATAACCTGTGCGGAGAACTTCTGAACCGTGTATTTATTCATGAGTTAGGACATTGTGTGATGTTCAGCTACGGTCTATTACCAGAACTTCACCGCATGGTCAAGAAACGGTATTGGGTGGATGCAGAAGAATGGTGTTGCAATCTTCTGGCCGACTATTCTTGTTTCGTTATTGGCACAGCTAGAGACATACTAGGAAACCAGTTCACATATGTGGCTCCTATCGGGGCAGAAAGGATGATTGCATAGATGGCAAAAGCAGAAAACACAGTTATTTTTGATGGCATTCAGTACAATCCAGGTGACGAATTGCCGGATTTAGGCAGTTGGGTATGTACAGACGCAAGAGGTATGGTTCGTGATTACGAGGGACTTTCAAAAGACGTATTAAAACTGCCACATTATGTGCAGAGTGGTTCTTCGGCGTTGTGTCTTGATACTTCTGAATTATACGAATATCACAAACCTACCGATACATGGTACAAACTGTAAAGGAGAAGCGCATATGGCATTAACAGCAAAAAAAGTATATGCAATTTTAAAACGCCAGATTTCCGATATGGAAGCAAAGTTAAACAGCCCTCTAAGGTACAGAGGTACAGTTGCGACTGCTGATTTGCTTCCATTAAATCCAGACATTGGCGATATGTACAATATCGAGTCTAAATCTGTCTATGGCGAAGCAGGAATGAACGTGGCGTGGAATGGGGTAGTATGGGATACTATGGGTGCCCCGATTGATATGTCTTTGTATTTTACAAAAGAAGAAGCAGATACCACAATACAAAACATGGTAAATGAGTACTTTGAAAATAATCCGGTCAAACCCGGAGCCACGACAGAACAGGCGCAGCAGATCGAGCAGAATAAAAAGGATGTTGCTTCGCTAAAGGAAGATTTATCCACCAAAATCACCAAGTTCTACGCCAGTTCACAAGGCGAAACCCATCTTGCCGATTCTGATAATAGAAAGATTCAGGATATGATGCTGTATGGCAAGTCTGAGCAGAAACAGTATTCTGGGAAGAATTTGCTGAATCCTACGTTACAGACTACTACACAGAATGGTGTTACTTGTACGAATAACGGTGATGGGACTTATACTGTAAATGGTACAGCGACAGGCATTGCAGCTCTTGTTGTATATTATAATTTTGCAGATGTATATGGTAGTGCAAGCTCCCTTAAAATGGTTGGTTGTCCTAGTGGTGGTTCAGCACAAAAGTATTTTCTCCGATCATACAGAAAAGGTGGAAATCCAGAAATCTTAGATGAGTATGGTTCTGGAATATCAATTGGCAGTTTTAAAGAATCTGAAAGTAACATAGCAATTATAGTTAAAAGTGGCGCAACAGTAAATAATCTAATATTTAAGCCAATGCTTACAACAGATACAACAGCTACTTATGCAGATTTCGAACCATACACCGGCGGCATCCCAAGCCCGAATCCAGACTATCCGCAGGAGATTAAGAGCGTTGTGAATCCGACTGTGAAGGTGTGTGGGAAGAATTTATTGAATTTAAATAGTTATAAAGAAAATGTAAAAAATGGCATTACAATTACACCAATTTTTAATAATGAAGAACTACAATATTTGATATTAAATGGAACGTTTAAAACTGCTGAATGGGCAGTAATATGGATAGGGACACTGAACCCAGGAACATATACCTTTAGCACTCAAAACTCAAATGTTAAAATATTACGAAACTGGTCTGAACAGAACAATACATTTACTGTAACTGACGAAAATTCTGTATATAGAATAGCAATAAATTCTTCTAATATGGGAGAAAGTGTTAAAGATGTAAAAATTTATCCTCAGTTAGAACTCGGTTCCACTCCAAGCACCTACGAACCCTACCACGAACAGACCGTCACCCTCCCATACACATTAAACGCTATCCCAGTAGAATCAGGCGGCAACATCACGATTGATGATCAGCAGTATATTGCGGATTATGTGGATGTGGAACGGGGAAAACTGGTGAGGAATGTACTTGTAAAAACATTTACTGGAAATGAAGGATGGGATTATTCTGATGCAACTGATGATTCTAAAAAAAGATTTTATTTGGAAATTAACAAAAAAATAAAAAGTGCGATTGGAATTTCAAATTATTTAAGATCTATTGGTGCTGATATTCGGAAAGGAGACAATTGTTTTGCCGCATATACTAGATCATTAGATGTGCGCATAACCAGTATTGCATCCTTAGCGGAATTTAAGAGTTTTTTGGCTAGGCTAGATTCTAATGGAAAACCGTTAAATGTTCTTTTTGCGTTAGACACGCCAGAAGAAATAGACCTAACACAAGAAGAAATATCCGCATTTAAAGCCCTTTCCACAAATTATCCAGTAACAAATATAGAGGTATCCTCAGACCAGCTTGACGGATATACAGTATTTAATTACCCAATAAGCATGGCTAATGGGTGGAATTATGTCAAAAAGCAACTTAACGATAACCGTGACTATATCTACGACATGGACATGCAGAGCGCAGAAGCCTATGTAAACAGCGAATATGCAGTAGCATTAACGGAATTGGAGGTGTGATTATGTTATATAGAACATTACTGAAACTTAAAGAAAGAAACGGATTTACAGATGATTTAAAAAATAAGATTGATATTTTCTTCGCAACGGGCAGGATTACTGAGGAACAGTATAATGAGCTGATGGATATTAATAATGAAGAAGAACCGAAAGCGGAAACTAATTAACTAAAGAGAGCATTTCGGTATTACTAATACATGCTAAGATATATCAGTAATACCGAAAGCAACAAGAATCAATCATGTTTCTCAAACCACTCAGCAAGAGCCTTGCGGATAACCCAAGATGCAGAACGTTCTTCACGTTCACAGTAAGAAATCATCTGCCTGTACTGCTCTGGCTCAAAGCTGATCGTGGTCTTGATATACTTGTCCTTATCGTCCTTTTTCTTGTTCGCCATGCTGCCACCTCCCATCTAGTTAACTATAGCAGATGGCTTTAGCAATAGCAATAGATACGAGGAAATCCCTGTATTTACAAGGGTTTACAGCTCATGGACTTTTGGGACGAGGGCTCTTGCGACTCTTATGCTTCAAAGAGGTACGCCGATTACTGAGGTGCAGAAGATTCTTGGACATGTCAACATTAACACGACAATGATCTATGCAAAGGTATCTGATGAAGATGTAAAAGTGTCTCATATGAAATATGCAATATAAGATTAAAATAAAAAGACTCTTTTTGAAGGGAGAAAACGCTATGAGAGGATTGAAACGTCAAAAACAGACAGTGTATTGGTCAAGGGTAACTGAAGACCTTGACGGGATAGACACAATCAAAACGTACCAAAAGCCAGAATTACATCACCTCTCTGTATCTGCGACTGCCGGAACGCCAGAGGAATTATCCGCCGGTTATATCCCGGACTATGACAGGTACATCACGAACTTTGATCGAAGTTTCAAGCCGCAGACCGCCGATGTATTCTGGATTGACTGCAAGCCAGAACTGACCGAAGCAGGTGAACTTGTATTAGGCGAAGATGGAGAGCCTACAGTACCGCCAGATTACCGTTTGAAAAAGATTCTCGACACCCAGAGAGGAAATGTGGCACGATACGGTATTAAGTACACAGGAGATGGCTCAGATGGCGAATAAGACTATCAAAATGGAATTGTCGCATAAATCTATACAGGACACAATAAAGCAGCTCAGAGCGTATCAGAAGTCACTTGCAAGCAAGAATGAAGAGTTTGTCCGCAGGCTGGCAGAACTTGGAATCCCGGTCATAGATGAAAACATAGCATTGGCACAAGGCGATTCTGACAAAAACCACAACACCTATATCAGAATCAATAACTTTGGCGGCTATTCTCAGGCGACGCTTGTGTGTGAAGGCTCTGACCTTTTATTCATTGAGTTCGGGTCGGGCATTCACTACAACACTCCGGCGGGAACCAGCCCGCATCCTAAGGGGCAAGATTTTGGTTACACAATCGGTTCATACGGACAAGGGAATGGAAAGAATGAATCGTGGGTTTATTTTGCCGATTCTGGCGAATGGGTACGCTCTTATGGTACCGAAGCCACTATGCCGGTATATAAGGCAAGCGTGAAAATCATGCAGAGTATTAGGAAAATTGCAAAAGAAGTGTTTGCATCATGAAAGTTAATACCTGATAATACTGAATAATACCTCTGCCTTTGATATACTATAACATATAAAAGCATCTACCTGAGCGGTGGGTGCTTTTTTCATGCTCAAAAGGAGGTGCCCTATGCCGACTGTTATCTATCCTCCAGTAGAGGAAGCACTTTTACGTTGGAGCAAGATTGTTGGAGCATTTGTCGGCAAAGGCAATTACTCCATGGAAAAAAGTCAGACAATAGCGACAGACAAAAAGAAATATGCCCGGTTGTTTTTGATGGGAAATCCAACACAATCATCTAGCCTTGATGGAAGTGAATGCGCGACTGTGCTTTCGTTTCAAACTGAGAGCTACGCATCAGGTGTAAAAGCCTTGTCAACAGCGTACGAAATCGACAGTAAGAGTCATGAAGCCATGATTTCTATGGGATTCCGAAGAACATACGGACCGGAAGAAGTTGCAAACTCCGAAAAGAGTTTCAAACGAATCATAAGCCGGTACAGCAGAATTTACACCGGGCAATTATTGGAAGTGTAACAGCTTCTATTTTTTATACCAAAAAGAAAGGAGAGTGTCCTATGAGTAAAGATAAATTACAATGGCTGAAAGCTGCGGGAATCAGAGCTGTTAAGACAATTGCTCAGACAGCAGTTGCGACAATCGGAACCGCAACAGTCCTTGGAAGCGTTGACTGGAAGATGGTCGTATCCGCGTCCGTTCTTTCCGGCGTTTTATCCTTGCTTACATCTGTAGCAGGGCTTCCAGAACTGAAAACGGGCACAGATGAATAGAAAGGACGGTGATCCTTTTATCTCCCGGGCACAGGGTTACGTGTCAGAGCCGACAAGGCTCTTTTTTAATGTGATTTTATAGCTGAAAAAGCAGAAAGGAGCCGAATATGGCAGAAAAAGGAAATATAGCAGGCGTAAGTACCGTTGGTTCACTTACTGGATATGCAGTCGAAACAACAGCAGGTACTAAACCGACAACATTTAAACTTCTTCACAGAATCAATGCTTCTGATGAAATCAAAATTGACGTAGAAACAATCGATGCTTCCGCACTTGAAGATGAAGTCGAAAGAACTATTGCAGGACGTGGTTCTACAGGTGGTACATTCAACGTAACTGTGAATGTAACTGATGAAACTATCACTGAATGGGAAACCTTAATCAGCGAATATAAAACAGGAAAAACAGATGGAAAATCTATGTGGTATGAAGAATATTTCCCGTCTCTTAAGAAAGCATTCTTCACAAAAATCGAGCCACCGACAATCATTCCTAAACCGGCAAGAGATCAGAACGGCCTGTTAACTGTTGAAATGTCTCTTACTATCAATGAGTACGTCGGACCGAGTGAAGCGGTAGTTCCAACTGACAGCGGCATGTAAACATATTTGGGAGGACAAATAATATGTATAAAGTTTTAAAAATCGGCGGCAAAGACTACAAGCTTGAATATGGAATTGAAGCATCACTGTTTGATGATTGTGTGAAATCCGTAATGAATATGCTGGTTTCCACAAGTGGTGGAACGGACAGGAGTCTTAAGGAAATGGTTTCTGGAATGAGTAGTATTCCAAATGTTGCACTCAATGCGTTCTATGCCGGATTACTTCAATATCACGGCAACCATTCTGACGGTGATGGCACTGTCCCGGATTTAGATACCGCCAAAAAACTTGCAACACAGTATATGACTGAACATAAAGATGATGAGCAGGGTAACTTCTATGGTCTTTTCGCCATGTGCATTGAACAGATGGAGGAAGATGGTTTTTTCAAGTTAACCGGTCTGGAAACGTTCATGGACAACATGAATGCGGCAATGGACTCTGTGAAAGCGAAGAAAGCGCCGAAGAAGCCAACAGATCACCTGAAAAAAGCTACAGTGAAATAATCTGGGATGAATTATATCCAATGGCTGTGCGCATTGGGATGTCAAGAAAAGAATTTCTCAGAAGTACCCTGAAAGACCTGAGAATCCGTATAGAACAATATGGAATCTTAAAAAACGAAGAAATCCAGTCGCAATTAATAAGCATGGACTATCAGTCATGGCTGACTGGACTGTATATGAAAGCAAGTATTTCGTGTGTGCTATTTCCGAGAAAGGCTAGTTATCCAAGTAAACCAATTACGCAGGAAAAACAAAATAATTGGGTTGAACACAATCCAGATATGCCAAAGAAATCAGAAGCAGAACTAAGACAAGAAGAACGTTACTACGAACTTCTTATCAGGCAGGCAAATGCAAATATATCTGAAATAGGTAATGAAAAGGGCAAGCAGGATGAATAGTAGTCTTGCTTGCCCTTTATTTTTTTGAAATAAAGGAGGTGCTTATATGCCTGACAACACAATAGATAGCCTTGCGATAGAGGTCAGCAGTAACGTATCAAATGCAAGTAAATCCATTGATGATTTATGCAATAAACTAAATCGCCTGAGCAGTCGTATGTCTGAGAGTATCAAGTATCTCAGAGACTTTTCAACTTCCGTAGGCACGGTCAATTCTGCTGTTCAAGCGCTTAAATTGGACAGGCTTGATTTATCAACGATAAACAGTCAATTGCAACAGTTTACGCAGTCCATGAGTGCGCTCGGTAGCCTGAACTTGAGAAACAACGGATTAAACTCATTCGTAAATGCAATCCGCAGATTGAACGAAACATTAAATTCCACAGGTGATGTGTCTGGAAAGATTCAGAGCATGATTTCTGAGCTATCCACGCTTGGCAGTATTCCAGACGTATCAAACAACGTGAACCGGTTTATTTCTTCGTTGGCAAGATTGGCGAATGCAGGCAGCTCTATTGATGCAGTTACATCAAAACTTCCAAATCTTGGTGAAGAACTTAGAAAAATCATAGTTTCATTCTCTGGAATAGGCAATATTTCTCAGCCAATTAATACATTTGTTCAGTCAATATCTCAGTTGGCAAATGCAGGAGATAAAACTGGAAAGACAGCAACTCAGCTTAATGATCTGGCAAATAGCTTAAAATCATTCTTCCAGACGATGAGTACCGCTCCTAGAATCAGTAGCAGTACAATTCAAATGACTCAGGCTATTGCTCAGTTGGCAAATTCTGGATCAAATGCTGGTAGAGCGGCAAGGTCTACCGCAGGCGCATTTTCCAGATTAGGACAGGGTGCGGCTGCTTCTACAGGAAAGGTCAGAAAACTTGGCAATGCAGTCGGAAACGTAGGAAGCAAGGCAAGGAAAAGTTTGCCTAGCATCATGTCTCTGGTGGCGAAATTCTGGACGTTGAAATTTGTTGTTGGAAAATTTGGAAGCGCAATTGAAAGTTCCATGAATTTTCTCGAAGATTACAACTACTTTCAAGCGGCGTTTCGCCAGGTAGCAGATAAAGCAGGAGAAACTTGGTCAGAGGCAGGCTATGATTCTGCGGAAGCTTATGCAAATTCATTTAGTAATAGAGCTAGAGAACTTACATCCAAAATGTCTGGGTTCGATGTTTCTGATAATGCGATTTTGACCGCAAATAAATCAGGTAAATCACTCGGTATGGACCCGTCCATGCTCTTGAATTATCAAGGCCAGTTTGCACAGTTGTCGTCCTCCATGGGAACAACTTCTGAACAGGCATTAAAACTGTCGAATGCACTGACTATGATCGGTGCTGACCTTGCATCTGTTAAGAATCTTGATTTTAGCACAGTTTATGAGAACTTATCCTCTGGATTAGTAGGTATGAGCCGTGCTGTAGACAAATATGGTGCAAACATTCGTGTGGCAAACTTACAGCAATATGCGGCAAATCTTGGTATACAAACGTCTGTTTCTAATATGGACCAGGCAAGTAAGGCAATGCTGAGAACGATAGTAATACTGGATTCCACCCGGTACGCATGGGCGGATATGGCAAATACGATAAATATGCCAGCTAACCAGTTACGTATACTTCGCGCAAACTTAGTATCCTGTGCCAGAGCATTAGGGAACATCTTTATGCCTGTAGTTGCGGCAGTGCTTCCATACATCAATGGTCTTGTAATCGCATTCCAGAGACTTTTGACATACATTGGTTCGCTTCTTGGAGTTGATACCAAAATCGGAAAAATGTTCGGTTCTATCGGTGGTGGAAGTGAAAATCTCTCGAATGCACTTGATTCCATAGACGATTCTGGAATTTCGGACGTAAATGATGCTACAAAAGATACAGACAATAATCTGAAAAATGCAACCAAGAGCGCAAAAAAATTAAAACAGTTCCTCGCATCCTATGATGAACTTGAAATTATGAGCAAAGACGATAGTTCTCTGTCAGACCTTGCAAATTCTAAAATTAAAGCGCCAAAAATTGACACATCTGCAATTGACGCAGGAATCCTCAATGATGCACTGGATAAACTTTTGAACGAATACCAGAAGAAATGGGATGCCGCCTACAATTCCATGGAAAATAAGGCTATGGCATTCGCAAATAAGGTTACAGACGCATTTAAGAAACTTGCAAAAGCCGCAGAACCTACCACAAAAGCACTGAAAAATCTCTGGGACAATG